GAGTAGACCTGTGGAGCGAATCCGTTCCCGAGGGCCAACACAGCCTGATTTGTGAACTGAGCCATCTGGGGCTGGAGTCCTACCGCACCTATGACCCCGCCCGACGGGCTGTAGCCTTGCTGTAAGGTCCCGCCAGCCTGCGCCGCGGGAAACAGGGCAACGATATTCTCGTCGGTGTAGGTAATGCCCTCTACTGGCGCCGGCGTGGCGTATAAGGCTGTCTGCTGCGTCGTGTCGGTGTCAGGAGGGGTAATCGCCACACCGATGGCAAACGTTCCACCATCGGAAAATGCTGGTTCGGTCTGTGTGCCTCCCTTGATGGTAATCACCGTCGGAGCAGTCTGATTGACGATTTCATAGCTTCCATTGAAGCTCGCATTCGAGCCCGCCGTGTACACCCCTGCTTGGCCGATAAAACCATTGTTGACCGGAGTCGTCAGTGTGACCGTCGCAAACCCCTCAAACGTCGCCTGCAGGGTCACAACGGCATAGGTCCCACCACTCGGAGAAGCCGAGCCGTTGTCCTGATACGAGTTGGACGAAGCAGGCAAGCCCGGGCCGCCGAGTAAAACTTCTCCTCCCGAAGTCGTCCCGCGATAGACGTTGTAGCCAAAGGCATTTGGGACAACGTTCCAAGTCAAGTCGGCCGTTTCTCCCCCGCTGACCGTCGCAGAAACTTCATTGGAGATGACTGTCTCACCCCCGGCGCCATCAATTGCCGTGACTACCCAGTAGTAGGTTTCTGACACCAGCGAACCGCCACTGACGACTGACACCGCGAGATTTCGGGGCGCCCCAAGATGCTGGTCCAGAGCTTGCATGATCCGGAGGTAGTAGCCAGCAACTCCAGTAGGGGCAAAGAAGAACTCAGCCATGGCGCGACCGCGGCCGGAAGTAGGTACGCCGTTGTAGGCGTCGATTATGTCGGTACCATCGCAAGTGCGGAGCGATCCTCTTTTTGACGCGAGCAGATTGGAACCGCGAGGAATGGAACCCTTCGGCTGAATGAGCCGACCCGTACTTGCGTCGATCATTTTCACAAATGCCCCGAAACTTGACGGCTTAACACCCATAAATCGTTGATTCTAAGGGACTATGACACCCTGGTCCAATACGACATCGAAAGCAAGTGTACCCCTTCCGCCACCAACCTGCACGAACCGAGGCACTGGCTTATTAGCCAACATCCATTCATTCGCTTCTTTGAAAAACGCATCCTCCAAAGTCTTGGCTGATTCCAAGTCCAACTCTGCTTTCTTCGCCTGCGCGAGCATGTAATTTGGCAGGATCGCAACCCAACCCTGCGGAGCGGCAAGATTCATCAACGACTGCCCTGGCTGGTAGGGAATGAGCACTAACCGCTTCCCGCACCAGAATAGGCTCAACTCCGTCACCGTGGTTCCCTCTGGCCACGCCGTAGCTACCGTTGACCCCAAACCGCGGATTAGACCTGTTAGGGCCGTCGTCGCGTAGGCGCAAACTTCATTTCCAATCTGGCAGAAGCCGAAGGGCAGGTAGAACACCCCTGGATTGACCACATTTACCGCGGTATCTGTAGCGAGCATGGGAGCGCTCGTGGCTGTGACCCCTGCATTGCGATCCGGCTGCGGGTAAACTTCTAGCACCTGCTTGTCGGACATCACTGAGATTGTGACTTTGCTCAGAACCGACGAATTGATGTTATTCCGCCGAAAGAATTCCGCCCGCTTTCCACCTTGAACCCAATATCCGCCATACCAAACGTCTGAAATCTCACCCCACATTCCAGGAAGAACATATAGCGGCTGTCCTGCTACCGTGGGAACGCCAGAGTAGTCCTGCAAGCCTCCTACAGCCCTAGCGAGCTTGTTTAACGCTTCGTTGAGCCACTGATAGAGCGTAGAGGCCCCAAACTGTGGCCCGTCTGAATCCATCAAGTACGCCGTGCTACGCGTCGGTGGAGTTCCAAACCCAGTCAATGGCGCTATGATATTGAACGGAGTCGCAACTGATTCAATGTACTGAATTTCTGAGCCACTCTGCCCGCCGGGAAGCGTTAGGTAGGCCCGGATCGTCGTAGCTCCGGGGAGTAGTGCTGAATTGACGGTCAAACCTTGCCCCGTCGAAACCGTAATAGGGCCATCTTCCTCCGAGGATAAAGTCTCTCCCCAGGGATTCCGCTGTGTCACGACGACGTAGTACGTCCCCGCCGGCAGCGTAGAGGCACCTGTGTATAGTGTCACAATCTGGCTTGTTCCGAGCGTCCCACCTGTGCAGGTATGGTGCGATGGATACGGCGCCGAGCGCGTGCAAGTAAACTCGTTTCCGGAAAGAATCTGAGTGACCGTGTAATTGCCGTTGAATGCTGAATCCGATCCCGCTACGTAGGCCAGGACTTGTCCAATCGTCGGCGTGTAGTTATTTACCGTCGTAATGTAAAATACCAGCGGAAACTGAATTGGGAACTGAATCGAGTCAACCGCAATATTGCCCGCTCCCGTGGGCGCCGGAAGCGTCGGAGGCAAGTCGGGTATTTTTGCTCTTACTGCAAATAGGATATCGCCTACGGTTGGCAATTTTCGCTCCTAACAAAAATGGGTGGCTTCTGGCCGAAGCCAACAGCCACCCAAGTCCACACCCAGGGCAACCAAGAATCTAGCTAGTTCCACTGATCTCGACATCCAGCAGCGACGTGCCCGCGCCAGTCGTGACCACATCCAACCGGGAAACGTTAATATCGACTTCGAACGGAACCACGAAGTCCACCCCGCCAACTGCCGAGTCCGAACCGCCGTTCGAATACTGACCGGTCAAGGTCACTGTAGCTCCGGAAGTTCCACCCGTTTGCAGGGTGGCCGTAGCCAAGGTAACCTGTCCCGCGCTCTGATAGCTGGCAATCGTGGTATACAGCGGCAAGGTTCCACCCGAATTACCCGCTGCCGAAACTGCGATCGGCAATCCCACCATGGCCGCCGTAAATGGATTGCTCGCCGAGGTCAGAACAGTCGAAGCCGAAGCCATGGCGCCATTGGTTGCCAGTTGCGTACCCGCAGGAGTCGCGGATAGAGCGATAGCAGTTCCCGGAGCGAAGTCAAAGACTTCCACGAAGGTCGTTCCGTCAGAAACGATTAGCGCCAAAGTCGCCAGCGTCGGAGACGATAAGCCCTGATACACCTTGCACCGAATCAACCCCTTCGAAATCGTTGGAGTCAATCCGGTCAAAGAAGTCGTGTTGGTCGTCGTCAGCGCATTGCCCACCGAGAGGAACAGCGCATCGTTCTGGAGTGGAACTCCAGGCCCGTTGACCATACTCAAAAGCCGATTTTTAAACGCCATACCTGCTCCTTAGGTTAAGTTCGTAATCGTGCAAGCGCTCAACGGCCGCACATTCGTCAACTGTTCTGCCACCACAATGCGGCTGGCAATCACTTCCTGAGAACTCGACATCAGCCATGGACGAACCACGTAGTAACCGTTCTTGTGGTAGTTCATCCACATGTACTTTGAGTTCCACAGCCATCCGGTTCCCGCCGTGATGTACTGATCGGCCAAAACCACCGCGTTATCCACGCGGAAGTGATACCGCAGACCAAGCTGAGCGGGCTCCTTGTCTGTGATGTTGTCATTCATTCGAACCACAGACCCCGGCGCCGCGCCGGCATTGATGAACTGAGTCTTGAATCGTCCGTAGTCGTAGTTGTTCAGGAACAGCGTGTCCGGCTCGTCATAGCCAAAGGTTACCGACTGATACGCTTGTTCAAAGTTCGGAATAGTCAAAGCTCCTGAGCCGTTCGATACAGCGGCGCCAGGATTCCAAGCCGTCACCGTAGACCGGTTGACGCCAGCGATGGTGTTCCCCTGAACCCCAATCCAGTTCGGGATGTTGTCGATGTCAATCGACGTATTCTGTGGGTAAATGCCCCAGTTCGCTCTGGCCAATTTCGGCAGCAATGATGCCGCCCCGATTTGCATCTTCGCCTTCACGATGTCTACCGCAGACGCCCCGCCAGATCCGAGAATGATGTCGGTCGTCGCAATGGCAATGTTCTGATAGTAAAACCGCCACTGTTGCTCAGCCGGAATCACCGGATCAAATACCGACGTGTTCAAATTCTGGTCACCCCAGAACGCTCCGCCCGCGGGGTCCTCTGCCGTCAACAGCGGAAAGATCAAAGCTCCACCCGTAACATGCTTCCCCGACCGCTGCAAGGCCCAATGCGTCGGAGATGGCTTGTTCACGATGTCCGCGAGATATGGTGCGATTTTCTTCTGGGTCAAAGCGTCGAGCGTGTTCTGCATCAACGCAGGTGGCGAGTAGATTCCAGTACCCACGACGCCAATGGTCGGTGCTATGGCGTTTAGAATCTGCCTAATCCAGAAACTCGCCAGCCATCGAATAACTGAAAACATACCGTCTCCTTAGGGAGTGATTTTCTCCCTCTTACTAAACCTTTTCACCCGCCGGATCTTCTGCCGTCACAGCTCGGGCCTGCTGCTGTCTCCACCACCAGCTTTTGCCACCTTGCGCCGGAGCTGGCTGCAAATTTGCAGGCGCTTCCTTAACCGGCTCTCCCGCGGCCTCGGCGCGTTCTCTCTCCGCTTGTGCTTCGGCGGCATCCACTTCGGCGCGCACTTTCTTGTCCTCTGCAAACGCCTTATTGAATGCTTCCTCGTTCAGGTAGACGTACTCCGCAACCTGCCTTGAAACCGGAGTTAGTTCTTTGCCGGTCAACTGCACGCCGTTAGCGAGCAGGGCCTTATCGATCGTGCCTGACAAGAAACTCGATACGTTTTTCATTGAACTTCTCCACCATTCTGGATCTGGGCAAACATTTCCATCAGTTCGGGATCATTGATTGCGTCATCCCCCAAACCTTCAAGGCCGATTTCAGCAACGGCGCTCTTGTCTGCCGGCTGACGCCCACCGGTAGCGGACGAGGGGCGGGGTTGAGCTTCGAGGCGATTTTTGGTCTTGGCGGCTTTCAGTCCTTCCGCGTAGGCTTCCTTGCGGATCGTCTCAATGTCGTTGGCTTTGGTCAGTTCGAGAATGGCTCTTTCGACCGAAGGCATCCCGTAGTCATCGAGAACCTTGTGCTCAGCCGCGTAGTCGCGGACTTTCTTGTAATCCCAGTCTTTGTACTGATCAACCTTCTTCAACCGGGAGGCGTTCTTTTCAAACTGGCCCTGGAAGCGATCTTCCGCCCAAATGGTAGCGGCCTGCTTCACGCTGTTCGTTAGGGCCTCGATCCCCTTGAGGGCCTGATCGATCTTTGCATCACGATCAGAAAACCTTTTTCGCACCGGACCCCAGAACTCTTCCTTGTCGAAGTCGTCCTCACTTGGCGGGGTCGTGCGCTGCGCCTGTAATGCGTCATGGGCGGTTTTCAGTTCGGCCAGCATCGTGGCAGCCTTCTGGGCCACATCTCGCGCTTCGGATTCGCGCCGTTCGGCACCAGAAATTTTGTCGGAAAGTTGACGTTGCTGAGTAGCGGACAGAGTTCGCAAATCGCCAAGGGTAACCTTCTCCCCTTTGATGACAATCTCAATACTGTCCTCGTAGCCTGTTTTGTCCTGCAAAACTTGCTCTAGATTCATTACATCCCTCCGGGGTTGGGTGGAGCGGTTGCGTTGGGTGAATCAGTCGGGGGCATCGCGGCCCCCATGCCGATCGGAGATCGTACAGCACTATTAACATTTTGAGCCTGACCCAGCTCCTTGATCACGCGGTCAAACATGGGTACCAACTTCGAAAGCTGGCCGCTGACATTCGGGAGCCGTTCAAGGTTCTGCACCATGAGCACGGCGCATTGCTGCTTCATGGCCTTCATGGTCTGGAGAAGCATTCCGGGATCAGCACCCTTGAGGGATGCTACCTGCTGCGCGTACTGCGCTCCGGGATCTTGCTGGTCAGGGCCACCTTGCCCCGGCATAGTCTGACCGGGCTGTCCACCGCCAGCTCCAGTGCGAGCCTGCAGTGCAGACATAATCAACTGCCCGATTCCGCCAGGACCAGCAGCCACTATTTGCCGCCTTTAATCACTACGCCGAGAGGATCTTTGCTCTCTTTGCCGGAGGCCCACGACGGAGCTACTTCTGCCATGTCGTTTTCGGGAACCAACTTGTCGCCTTGGGATGCGATGTTCAGCGGTCCGAGTATGTCGGGTAAAGCTTTTGTCGCCTTTCCATAGGGGTCTGGATACATTTTTATCTCCTCTTCTTTCCAAAAACTTTGTCCCTCTCAGGACAGATCCCTAGCGGGTCCGGTGGTTCTTCACCATTAAACGGGGGAGGGTCTGCCAGGTTGTTGCCTTCAAAACTTTCTTGGGCGGGACTTAGGGTTGTGAATCGGTCCGCGCGAGTCGCGTTGAACGGACTATCGTTGTGCAACCCTGGGATGTTCTTTGCCATTTTTCCCCTGTGAACTTAGGGCAGTACACCCCGGTGGACCGCCCCTAGTTCAGTTGACTTGCGTTCTTTCTAGTGGCGCTTGTGTTTCCGGCCACCGCGTCCACCCTTGCGGGCTTGGGACTCGAAACGGTCGATCATTGTGTGTGCTCCCTTCCGACGCTGAACACGGACGCCTTGCGGCACCAGAGCAATATCAGCGTCTATTACTGCTTAACAACCTCGCTAGGACCGCATCCCGCGCTTGCCGGACATGCGCCCACCACGGCCACCGCTCCGCTTCGTCTGGAGCTTCGTCGCCATCTTGTGCGGCCCAAATCTTTTCAGTTTCGATCCTCGACCCTTCATGCGTGCCCCATTTTCTGCTCGACGTGTGCCACCATCGTGAGCGATTGACACTTCATGTACGCCAAAAATTCGTCTTCCTTCATCGCATCCACATTGCTTTTCGGCTCAAAGAACGCCGGATATGGCCTGCCATCTACCGCGAATTGGGCGTACCACATTTCCCCCATGCTTTCCAGCCGGAGGATCTCGAAGCGGTGACCTACAATCTCAGGGTAGAAGCCGTCCACGACTCAGAGAACTACAAGGTTTGCGAGAGGTTTACAACAGGTTGGTTTGCTAGTTTTGCATTGTTTGCATTTTGGAACTTCTCATACTCCGAGGTTGGCACCCCGATTATGAAGTGGCCGGTCATGTCGCGGCGCACCGAAAAACCTATCTCGACAATGAATCCCGAGCGCACCCAGTTACGGATCATCTGCGGGGTGCGCTGATACTCCGCGGCGATGACCGATACGGGAACCCATGTGATTTCCTGCTCCATCGATATAACTACCTTGGTTTCTTTAGTTTAGCCATTGCAGAAATTTCCTTCTCGCGAATATTTTCTTCAGCAATTTGGTCCGATCCGGGAATATCAAACGTCTCTAGCACATTCTTCGTCGGAATCATGCCCGTCTTACTCAGCGCCATGACGACCGAGCGCATGGCCCCCGCGCTTACTACCTTGAGGCTACCGGGATCTAACTGCGCGTCGTACTGATCCATCGACGTCGAATCGATCGGAGTCCATTCGGCCCGCATCATGTCCCCTTTGTCGGGAACTGAAACTTTGTCCGCGATGCTCTTATACCGCGCGTCGGTATAGAACACAATCTGGGCGAGGCGCTGGAGTGATTCAGCCAGCAGTCGCCCGCGTAATCTAGTCTGGTAGTGACTCTGCCACAGCGTAGCGTCAAATAGGTCAGGCGACACGTTCCCGCCCCCAGACTGCCCCTGGCGAGCCTCGGAGAAGCCCTGCAATTCCTTTTGCAACGCAAACAGGGACGCCGGCACGGTAATCATGTGTTGAGGCATGGGAGTAATTGGAGTCACCACCGGAGGAGTAGAACCATTCTTGATAACCAGAACTTCACCCGGCAGCCAGCCGATTGAGTTGGGATCTAAACCCGTACGCTCCTCAAACACGATCACGCCGTTATTGATTCGAACGATGTTCTCGAACAACTGGGTGTAGATACGTTCCCCGAGGTTCTGCAGGCTCCGCGAGAGGTTTATGGGGGCTGGACCCCAGAAATTCGCTATCGTGGGCATAGCGGCCACCCTGACGAGCGGAAACGTGCCTCTCTCATCGTCAGGCAACTGCGGACACCAGTTGTTCCCGTCCGCTAAAACCACGTCATCGCAGTCTACGAGCCACCGCCCGTCCGGGTACTTATACCCGAAACGAGGATGAACCAGACCAGCAGCTTCACTAGAACTACCAGCGTAAGACTCAACTTTTTCTCTCGTGTTGTCAAACAGGAATGTGCTTCTGACCCGAACCCGGTTATCCCGGAAGATGCGCTTCTCCGGCTCGTTCCCTTGGTTGCTCAGTGGGGAGTATTCCGGGAAATCTAACGTGGTGTCAATCTGCCCGTAGGGGTCTGCACTGCCGGCATAAAGTTTCGGCCTGATCTTCCAGCCCTTGTCCGGCCAACGTCTCCGGACTTCATCGATGTACATCCAGTCCCACCACTGCGTCCATGACCAGTTTGAATCGGACTTACAGAACGGGTCAGGATTCACCGTGGCTGGATCGCGGGACTCTATCCACGTCATCCCCTTGCCGCGCCTTGCCGACGGGGAAAACCCTATCTGGAGGTAACCCAGATTCGTCAGCATGGCCCAGATAATTGATTCCAGAATACGGTTGTTGTAGCAGCCCTGCCGCCAGTTGGCCTGATAGTATTTTTCGCGGTCGTTGTCCCGCTTCCCGTCGTTTGTGATGTAGACCTTGATTGAGGCGTCGGTGATGTCGGTGGCTTCGTTCAGTACCAAGGTTTGAAGCTGTGGAATCATCACCTGCGGCTTGAACGAGTTTACAAACCCAGAGCCTACCGTTTGCAGGTCGTAAAAGTCTTTGATGTCATCGAAGTAGTCTTTGCCAAGGTGCTTGTCGCGCTCGGTGCGCGAGATACGCTCCAGTTCGTTCAGTTGGTCCGTAACTACCTTGTCGGGGTTGTTGTAAGCAGGAGAAGTCTTACGCTCCGTTACAACGTCGTAGCCGACGAATTGGGGACTCATTGAACCTTCACTTTCTTCGTCCGCTTCGGCTTTTCCTCCGCGCCTTCCGACAGCCACTTTGCCAAGGCATCCCCCGGAGACTCCGCTGTTCCTGTCTCCGCCTTCCGAAACTGCTCAATGTCGATCAGCATCCCTACCCAGTCTTTCGAGGAGATCATTCCACTCGAAATCATCACATCTCCGGACTTCGCTATCTTATCCTCAAGGTCAGCCCACGCTCCACTCCGGTTTTGCTTCCTCAGACGGGAAAATTCAGTTCCGATGTCTCGGATGAGTTGTTCTGCTCTTGTGCGTGCTTCATGCGAATACGCGCTCTCCTTTGCATTATCGCCCGCTCCATCTGTGCCAGCTTCTCGTCGGTCAGGGGCGGGCGTCCCGCTGTCGGGCGGGACAATGGGTCTACGACTTGCGGGGATGGTTGCGGAGAGGTCGGTGATCGGGGCGTCGGAGAAGCGCATGGTTCTGGCTCTACCGTGTACACAGCGGAGAGCTTCGAGCCGAATCGTAGCACAAGTTCATCGGCGGCCGTGTCGGAATCTTCAAACAGGCCCTGCGGGGAAGTCTCCGATGCAACCTCCCGGATAAACTTCTGCGGGATGCGGAGTTCTCCACCAGCCTGAATAACCAGAGCAGCGAGTAGCTTTTTAAAATACCGGATCTGCGACTGCGGGGTGGTGTCAACTGGCGGCATAGATTCTCCTAATAGAACGGCTGCATCACGCTTCGGCAAAATTTCTTATCCGGCTTCAATATCTGCAACTGGTCCCGATACAGCGCATGGGCCAAGTCCGTTTGCGGTTTCAGTTTACTGAGTGCGGGATTGCCGGATTTGTCTTTGTCCAAGGTGTTGCCCTTAAAGCTGATAATGTTCGTCGGTGGGTACTGAGCGCACGCGATAACGGCGAGACATCCCGCCATGAAGACATCGTCATGACCGTGCTCAACATCCCATCGCATCCCAGTGCTCATCGTCATCAGATCCATTTGGCGGCAGAACTCCTCGTCTTTTACCCGGAGGCCGCCAGGGATATTCTTCATCCCATTGTGCAACGCTCCACGGAAAGTCGAGAGTAGCAGGTCGCGCGTTCTTCCCGTCGTCTCCCAGCCGAGAGCTGGCGACTTACCCTTGCCCCAGGTCTTATCGTCCTTGCCTTTCCACATGTACCAATTCGGATATTGATACTGATCGCGGAGAACCTGCTGACACCACAACCCTAAGTTGCCGGTTAGTTCCACGATCATCATGGCGTTGTTATAGTAACGCCCAACAGCGTCCACGTGCTTCGCCATTTCCACCGGATTGACCCAGTCACTGAATTGCATGGCGAAGTCTCCGGTAGTGCCATTCAAGACCATGAACGACGCGAAGTCTCCTGTGGCGCGGCCGCTGTCTTGCTCCATTCCTCTCGCACAATCCACTCCAACAAAGTAGGTACATTTTTCTTTGACCGTCTCGTACATCAAGGCCTTGCCACGCACGTTGTCTACAAAGGCCGCCCCTTTGCCTTGGCGCTCGAAATGTCCCTTCTTTACAGGCTTTTGCTTCGTCCCCATCGCGTAACGGATCTCGGGAGCGGTGAATGCGGGGTCACCGGTAGCCACGAACGCGACGAGTGCGGAGTGGGGATATTCCTGATTAAACATCAACTCGGAACCTTCGCACTCGCCTTCTAGGACCATTCTCATCCAAGCTATCTGCGACAGGGAGGCGTTGAACGGTTTCCCCATCAGCTCCCTTTCCAGGTCGGTCGCAGGGGCATCTTCCGCTTCGTGTGCGGGGCGATGGCATGTCGGATCGTCCAGCCACGAAAGGAAAATCGGCGTGTATCCGTTCCAGTGCGATCCAGTTTCATTGGCACCGTTCCAGTAGTTGTAAAACGTCTCGCCAATTCCGGTGCGGCCCTGAGCGGTGGATTCCAAGGCGATGACGGTGTCGGGGGCCTTCGACACACTGGGGAGAATCGATAGGAATGATTTCTGTCCGGGATAAGAGGCCGCTTCTGAAAGATGCAGGAACGAAAGCGTAAGCCCCCGCCCTGCGCCTACGGAGCCCGCGGTTGCGATGTCGAGGTTCGATGCGCCCTTCGTATGCGGGAAGATGATGCTGCGCGTCCTGACGTCGCAGGCGCCCGGAAGGCGGTCATTCAGTGACACAGCCAGGTCGCGGGGCACGCGGAACAAGCCTTTGTCGGCAACGTCTTTCAAGTGCGCAACAATCAGAGCGTGGGCCTGGGGCTTAGCCAGGCAGTGCATCGTCGCCAGGCCGTCGATGTAACTGCTCATCCCGACCCGGCGAGCTTTGAGCACCACAACCCTGATTGATCCGTGTTTCTTGTAGTGTTCCTTGACGATGTTGTGACATTTCAGTTGGTTTGGATTCAATACAAAGGGAACAGACACGCCTTCGTCCCGGTGCTTGATATCGAGCTTGGCTAGTAGTTGCTTGGCGTGATCTAGGTTAATGGCTGATTCTCCAACTTGTGCAATTGCTGATACGCCCTGAAACAGAACGCGTTGCAGCAAAAAGCCGGTTGCAGGCGCTTCACCCCGTTCTCGATGATGAACCGCCCGTCATCACGAAAACTCTGCTTCCCGTCTTCCCCAGACTTCAAGCACGCCTGAATGACCGCCCGCGAATTGGGCGCAGTCATGTTCGCCCGGATCAAGTCTTTATGACTGTCCGTCCAGCAGGTCCATCTCCGCCCCGGTGGGTTCTGACGGCGGAGTACGATTTGAGAGATGCGCTCATATTCCCTTTTCATGTCTGCTTGTTTGTTGGTCGCATCAACCAGCGGGCAGTTTTCCCAGTCGAACACGTTGCCAGGTACCATCGATACCGGGTTACTGGGAAGTTCTGCTCGAACACTTTGGTCAACTTGACTCGACTCCTTTTCGGAACCATTGTTCGGGCTATGATTTGCAGCATCGCGCTCCTCCTTTCGTCTTGCTTTTTCTTCCCGCTTCAACTTGTTTGCCGCTCGTGTTGCGGCTCCTTTGGCTCGCATCTCTGGGGTAAAAATCAATGTAGCCTCCTAAATTGTCGCAAACGCTTTGGGATAAGGAATTGAGGGAATCGGAACACCGAGGAAGGTGCAAATTTGCAGCCAGCCGGCACCCGAGGACATGTCCATGGTTAGAAGGCAGTCTCGGCCTTTGAAGTATTCCTGCACTTCCGCGTTATGTCTGCGATAACGAGCAAGAAACACGTCAGCATCGAAAGACTTCCGCCCATACAGCTCCTTGTGGATCTTGTTCGGAAAGGGATGCACGTCCCACTCCCACCGAAACGGATTCCGATCAGAGAAATGATTCTTGACGCTTTGCAGCCAGCCTTCCTCGTCCCTCACCGTCAAAATGAACTTGGATCCAGGGTAAGCACGGTCCAGTTCTTTATACATCAGAGGGATCGGCAAATCCGATGCAGCATAGCTCTTTTCCAAGGTGGCTGATCTTCCTTCTTTCATTTCCAGCCAAACGGATTTTGCCCAACTCCCCGAGTCCCAGTGCGAACTTCTAAACCCGAGGATCTTGAATGCCTCATGCAACGAGCTGGTAGCCGTCTTGTGCAGCCCTATACCAAAGATGCGCGTGGGCAGGGGACGCAGGTCAATCGGCGTCGGGTCAAAGTTCCTGAACACCGAACCACAGCCAAAGACGCCGTAGTTTACGACTGTAGCGTCATTGACGAGGTAGAACTCGTCCTCCCCAACGTCTGGCGCGGGTCTTGCGTGTGGGTACTCCTTGAATCTGAGCTTGTCTTTATGGTGGATGGCATCCAAATACTGCTCATCGATTTCAACGGCCTTGTAGCCGATCCGCTGCAGCCGGACGTTGATGTCCTTGTCGTCGGGCCCCCAGGTATCGTATTTCTCATCATAGCCGCCGGAATTAAGGAAAGCATCCCGCGAGAGGGCTATGCGTCCGCTAACACCCCGCTTAAGCCTTCCCTGCACCATTCTTGACCACAGGAACACGTCTTTGCACTGAAACTGCTCTGCGACGTAGCGTGCGAAGCCAGGATTCGTGAAATTATCCGCGTCGAGGTTGACCAGAATATCCGCACCTTCCAGTATCCCGCACCGATGAGCCAGATTCTTGGCGAGCGTCATCTTGAATGGGCCTTCGCCGGGATAACTGTAAACGACCAGCCGCCCTGACTTCATCGCTGGTTTATGGTTATCCACAAGGTACGCGAGCAGATGATCTGGAGAGTTGTAATTCAAAATCACGAACTTGCATTCTGGGTAGTCCGTATTGTCGGCAAGATTTTTGGGGAGGGTTTTTTCAATGTGCTGAGTTCGGCCTTTTACTGTCGTGCAGAAGACAATCATGTCTCACTTCGCGCCTGGAAACGAATATAGCCTTCGTCGGGCTTTCTGTCTTTCAATTTCGGATGCCTGCTGAATTTTCCGGACACTGTTTTCGAAGCGAGCCTTTTCTTTCGTCCGAGGCTTGGTAACCGACCAGAG